CCTGCCTCTGGAACTATACAGATGAATCATTTTAGAGGAACAGCTGCTCCTGTTAATAGTGGTTTTACTATTTGGTCTTTCTATGGCACAAACTTAAGATACACTAGTCCTGCTGGTGGTGTTTTTGGAACGCCTACAATAGTTATTCGTATAAGTGGGCACCATGGCACAAATATTTCGCTTTCTGGAGGACAAAGTGGTTTTCCATTTACTTATGTGAGTAACGTACAAGAAGGGTCTGGTGACCCATTATTAGCAAGTAATTGGCAGGGCTCAAGCACATGGAGTGCAAATGGTTCAAATATTTCTCAGGGTTTTATGAGTCATTTAAGCAACGCTACTATAGGAAATTACACGCAATTGCAATTTGGCGGTACGGTTCAGAAGGTATTTAGGAATTTTAGTGGCACAATGGGTCTAACTTTTTACTTTTAATGAAACTAAATGAAACCAGAAGATTTAAAAGTTTTTTATGAAACTAAAGATAACGTAGAATTTGCACATACATATTGGAACACTCAAAAAATTAGAGTTGAAGTTGTAGATGGTGATAAAATAAAAACTGAGGAGGAATTACAAATCGAACTATTTATTAAAATAAAAAGTCCTGAAGTTCAAAGGTTAGATTCCTACATAAAAAACTTACCACCAACAGATGCGGAGGAAATATAATGCCATCAGAACATGATTTAGAAGGAGATGTACTAGACACAATATTTGATTTTAAAGCTTTAGACGGTGCTCCACAACATACCATAGATAACCAATTTCAACTTTCAGTTATGGTTGGACATAAAGGAGACAAAATAGGTCGTAGAAGTTTAAACGTACTTAATCACGACTATATGGACCACCATCCAGAGTCAGACAAACTAATTAAATCATTACACTGTTGGTTTTATTGTTCTGGAGGCTTTAAAAGTTATACCGATTTTAGAGGTCAAGGTGTTACTGTAGAAGATTGGAGAGTTTATTTAAATCTTCAACCCATAACACACCCTGAAACAGTAAATCTAGTAGACAGTTATCCACTACCAGATTTACCAGACGGTATTTCTGACGAACTTTTAGAAGCATGTGAAGAAACTTATGGAAGTCTTTATTGGAAAGACCAAGAAACACCTGAGTGGACAACTTCAATTATGGAATATGAGTGGAAAGTAGACCACAGTTATCTTCAAGCTATAGAAGACAATACAATATTTATTTGTTTTTTACCTTTACAGTCAAGGTGGAGAGCAGGTTGGGAAGTAGAGCAACTTATATTACATCCGGGAGAAATAAAACCTGCTGATAGAAAAGGGCAACTGTGTTACTTATTTACAGCTGGTGATTGCGAAGTTATAGACTCAGGTAATGGTACACCTAACATTACACATTATTTTAAACAGTGGGACTGTAAAAAACTTACTAAAGAACACTACTTAGTAAAAAACACAGGTAACGAAAAAACAAAAATAATTAGGTTCTATAAAAAATGATAGAAAAAATTAAATACGAATCTAGCTTAGTAAAAAAATGGTTCGCACAAACTGAATCAAATGAAAATATAAATGAGCCGGGAGTGATAGATATAGTTTTAGAACTAATGCACCACTTTGATATTAAATCAAATAAAAGACTCTTGAAAAGGTTTGAAAAACTAGACTATGCAAAAACATTTTTTGAACAAGAAAGTCTTAGAGATGTAGTTTCTAAAGGTAAATTTTTGAAAGGAACGTTTGGTGCAGCTTTAAAAGATTTTTGGGAGTCACCTGATTATGATAAAGATTTGTTTAAAGATGGATTAAAAATAGCAAAAGAAAATAAAAAAGATTTTAATCTTACTGAAAAAGAAAATAAATTTTGGGCTGCTATATTTGCAGAACATGACTTAATACATTTCTTTTTTGATTTAAAAAACACAACTATGGGAGAAATATCTGTCATAACTTTTACCATTGCTAAAAGTTTTCGTAGAAGTTTTTTTACAATAATCTTTTTTGCTTTAGTTGGAGCCTTATTAGAGTTTTTAAGAAGTCCTATTGGATTAATTCGTTTGAGATGGAATGTAAGAAAAGTACACTCATTGAAACTACATCACTACGATATTATTAAAATAATATGGAAAGCATATAGAAATGGCAAAAGATGTCCTTGGATGTTATCAATAAATTGGCACGATAGATTACATGAGCCACTGCACATAGTTAAAGAAGAGTTAGGGCTTGATGTAAATGCTGATTTTTCATTTTACCGCAAGATGGAAAAA